TGTGTATAAGAGACAGAGACGGTGCCCGTCTCGATGGTCTCCACCAGCTCAGGCGTCTTGTGCTCGTGCAGCTCGTCGATGATCGCGCAGTGGATGTTCGCGCCGTGCTGGGCGCCGGCCACCGAAGCGATCGGCTTGAAGTACGAGCCACTGCGCTTGTGAAGAATCTTGTCCTTCAACGGCAGCACGTGCTTCTTCAGCGCGGGCGCCGCCTCGGCGAGCTTCTTGACCGGCTCGAATACGAACCCGGCCTGCTCCTTCGTCGTCGCCGCGGTGATGACCTGGGCGCCCTGCTCCCCATCCGCGCACGTCATGTAGATCGCCAGGCCGCCAGCCAGCGTGCTCTTACCGTTCTTGCGCGGCACGTCCACGTACAGCTCTCGCACGATCCGCACGTAGCTGCTGGCGTCCTCATCCCAGCGGACCCATCCGAAGACGGGCGCCAGGACGTAGGCCACTTGCCAGGGGTCCGGCTTCAGCGGCTGGCCAGCCCACTGGCCCTGTGTATGCCGCAGGTTCGCGAACGCGCTCAGCACCCGGTCGACGCGCTCCGGGTCGAACACCGCGCCCGGAGCCTCGCCCGGGGAGGGCGTCTGAACCAGCGGCGGGCAGTCGGGGAGCGGGATGCCGCGGTCCTTCAGGTACCAGGCGATCTCCGGAGCCAGCTTCAACTGCTCCAGGACCGCCCGCTTCACACCCGCAGTCGGTCTCCTACGCGAACGGGTTGTCGTCCTCGCCGCCATCGTCGGCCCCCCTCGCGAGGGCCTGCTCCGTAGACGGAGTAAGCCCGAAGTGAGCCGCCCAGCTCCGCATCTCCCGGCCGGCCGCGCGAGCAATCCCGACGCACGGATGCGCCAGCTTCCCTTGCCTGGCCTCGATGACGAGCCCTTCCTCCTGCACCGTGCGCGTCGCCGAAACGAACGTCGCCCACGCCTCGCAGTACGCAGCCAGAGACGAACGGTCCTCCGGCTTCAGCAGGTCCAGCCGGGACAGGCCCGGCACGACCCGGGTCCACTCTTCCGCTGCCTCGTCCGTCAGCCACTCCGGCGGTTCCGGTGGCACTCGCTTGAAAGCCGGGCCGACATTGACCGGCCGGCCCGCCGAGTCCTTCCCTGGCGCCCGCCCCTTGATCAACTTCAATGCGGCAGGCTGAGCGGTCGCCATGGCAGACCCCCTATCGCCCGATCTGTGCAGCGGTGTTTTTCACTGACGGCGCCGGGGCCCCAGGAAATTTCTTCAGGGATTCAGACCCCCCTACCCCTGGGGCAGGAGAGCTTTCCGAGGTCAGAAGCATGCAGTTTTCGCGATCAGTTCGTCTGAGCTCGTCGGCGGTCGACCCGGGCCGCATTGGCGCGAGCCGCTTCGGCCTTGCTCTTGATCTCGTCGCACGGAGGGCAGAGCAGTCCGAGGTTGTCGACGTCTCGAGGCGATCCGCCTTCGAAGATCGGAGTGATGTGGTCGAGGACGAACGGCTCGTCATCCGGCGCGTCACGCGTTGCCGCGCCGCATCGGTAGCAGCACCCGTAGTCCCGCGTGGTGACCTTGCGCTTGAGCGTTCGCCATTCACCCGAGCTGATCCCGTAGCGCGCTTGCTTGTTGTCCCGGCCAGCCCACGCAATGGGCTGATGCTCGTCGCATCGCGCCCTCTTGGTGGCCAGCTCTCTGCACGTGGGGTCACTGCACCGGGACCGTGGTGCTGTAGGCATCCCTCCCCCTCTCTGCAGCCCTCAGAGATGAAGGAACGGAGTGAGGGGTGAAGGAGGTCAAGCTGCGCGTCAGGCCGCTCGTGCACCTTCGGGAAGCCGGGGCGGAGTGCCAGGGGTGATGAGCTCGCCCGTGCCTTCGTCACGAACGGCCTTGTTGAGCTCATGCACGTTGTAGCGGACGTTCCCGCGGCCCGAGCCATATCGCCGGATCCGGCCTTCGTGTGCCCAGCGGCGAATGGTGACGCCCGGTCGGCCGGCCCAGTATGCAGCTGCGCCTTCGTCGACGAGGGTGATTCTGGCGGCCATTGTCACCTCCGCCGCAAATGAGTAAGGGCCGCCTCTTCGGGCGGCCCTCAAAGTCACAGATGTCCAGTGAGGCAGACGATACGTTCGGTCGGGGCCGCCGTCAAGCAATTGCCTGTTCAGCGGACTCCTGGGGAAACCAGTCAAGTCCATCCGGCACGAGCGATCGAGTCCACTGCGGTGCCCCAAGCTCGGCACGCCTGCCGTTGATGTGCTGCTGAAGTTCGGCGCCGGGATGGAAGTACTCACCGCTGGCTCTCAGTCTGGCGAACTGCCGGTGCATGGCGGCTTCGAGTTCGGCACCCCCGGGCTCGATCAGCAGGACCTCGTTGGGACGGATGGACTGGAACCGATTGGTCAGATTGGTCGTCATGCCGATTTTGACGAGACCTCCGATCCGCACGTAGTAGACCCAGCATTCGCGTTCCTTCTGCTTCTCTCGCACTGCAAGCAGCTTCTGGCGCTGGTCCGCAGCCTCTTCGGCGCTGTTGGCGATGTGCCACCGGGTCAACTTCGCTGCGATCTCCACAGCGCGTTCATCGATCTCCACGCCAGCGAGTTCAAATCGGTGAAGCGTGATGAGGATGGCCGCCCGGTTGGGGTCGCCCTGGGAAACCTTCTCGGCGTGCGGTATTCGGCTGCCGTCAATGCACGAGCGCTGGGTGCCATGCGGGTCCTGCGCTGTCGCTCTAGTCCTGCGTGGCTGAGCCATCCGCCCACTCCCTTACCGGCCTGACCGAGAGGGCTCCATCGCTACTGGCACCCATAAGTGATTGTCCCAGCGCGTGCTGACAACGCCGTTCTGTCACAGGGGTGGCGCCGGCCCGCCAGACTGTCCCCATGGCCACTGTGATCACGGTGCAGGCGGACTCTCGCGAGGAGTGTGCCGCCACGCTGGACCGGCTGTGCGGGGACTACGACCTGGTTATGCGCCTGCCGCCGATGCGGTCGCCGGGCACGGACAGGTGGATAGCGCGCGCGACAGCGGCCCCCGGCCTTGTGGTCGAGGGCCGCGTCGACTGACTACTTGCGGGGCTTGAGCGGCTCGCAGCCGCTGATGCTGACGACGCCGTCGTCCTTGGCGAGGGTGACGATGACGCGCTCGTCCGCATTGGCGGTCTTGATCTTCGGCATCGTCGTGTCATCGGCGGGCTCGGTGGTGATGGTGCAGAGCTCGAAGATGCCCTTCTCGGCGCCTGTGGATGTGTATGTGCCAGCGGGGATGTCTTCGCCGACGACGTAGTCACCGGACGGGTACTCGGCGGCCTTCTTCGGCTCGGCCGGCTTCGGCTTCTCGGATGTCTTCTCCGCAGGCTTGGCGGCCTTCTCCGCTGCAGATTCGCTGGGCGACGCGGTGACTTCGAGGACGGACGCCTTGTCGTCGGACGGGCTGGTGTCGTCGCCGACCGCGAGCCCGATGATGAGCAGGAGGATGAAGATACCGCCGAAGACACTGCCGAGGACGATGGCCACTATGGCGCCGCCGCTCATCTTCTTCTTCGGTGGCGGCGGCGGATAGCCGGGGGCTCCGGTGTAGGGCTGGTGCGGCTGGCCGTAGGGCTGCTGCGGTGGGTACTGGTTGCTCATGGTCCCCCCAGGGATGGTGCGTGAGTCGGGATCGTATCGGCGAATTGGTACAGGTGTGAAAAGCGTGAACGAACTGGTTCACGGAAGCGGCCCCCACCATCTGGGTGGGGGCCGTCGTATCGCGCTGAAGGTCAGCCCTGGTTCCGCGTGTTGGCAATGACCCCGCGGGTCTGGCTGTTGATGCTGCGCTGGTCGATGGTGACGTCGCCGCTGTAGTGGTGGTGCTGCGGCGCCGGCGCGGCCTCGACGACCTCCTTGGCTCGGCGGGCGAGCCGGCTGACGGCGAGGACGAGGACGGCGGGGCCGCCGAGGATGATGGCGCACACGGTGGGGTCGGCGTATCCGGAGGCGAGCATGACGAGTGAGGCGCCGCCGCCGACCATGACGGTCATCGCTCCCCCGGCGAGCATGAGGGCGCTGGCGTCGGTGGCCTTCTGCGACATGGGCGGCCGGCCGGGCTGGGCGACGGGCGGGGCGGCGCCGACGACGGGGAGCGGGGTGTCGTCGCGGAACGAGGTGGGGCGCTCGATGGCGAAGGCCTCGTTGATGAGTCGGCGTGCCGGGTCGGTGGCGCCCAACTGGTAGCCCTCATTACTCATAGTTACAATCTCCATTCGGATAACGTTTGTGCGGGCTTGACCTACTGCGGGGAGTCGGGCGCACCCCTGGCGCGTCGGACTCTTCGCAGCTCAAGGGCGGTACGGAAGCCGGGCCGACCCCCGGCCGAGCCGGACGGTGATGCCCGGCTCAGAGGTGCGGCGCCTGGCTTAGGCGCCACACCGCCTGAGCCCTGACCTGGGGTTCTCCCCCCTCGGCCTGGGGTTTGGCCGGGTCAGATGTCCAGCTTGTACCGGTCACGCACGGTGACCAGCACGCGGGAGCGGGGGTAGCCGACCGCCCGCGCGCCCTGCCACATGCGCTTCGCCTTCTCGTCGTCGGTGCGGACCACGAGCCGTCCCAGGCTGTCGGCGGACACGTCCAGGCCAGCTGCCGCCAGGGCGTCGACGCAGCCACTCGGCAGGCTCGCCCTCGTCACCCGGGTGGGCGTCGAACGCGTCGAGGAGTACGGCCAGGACGTGCGCCTGGTCGTCGCCGAGGTCGCGCAGCTGGTCGGCCAGCGACACCGGGCCCGACGGCAGCGAGCCCGCCTTCGCCCGCAGATCGTGCGCGCGGTCCAGCAGGAGCGCGACCTCGTCGTCGTCGTAGTAGTGGCCCCGCGTCAGCTCCGGCTCGGCGCCTTCGCCGTCCATGTAGATGCCGACGCCACGCTGCGACTTGAGGATGTCCTGCGCGTTGTGGCCGGCCGCCGCGTAGCCCTGGCCGAGGATCGTGTCCGAGGCCTGCGGGGTCAGGCAGCGCATCGCCCAGCGGATCGAGAGGATGTCGCGGATCCCCGTGGGCACGGAGTCCGAGTCCGGCTTCTGCGTGGCGGCGAGCGTGATGATGCCCAGCGCACGGCCCTGCTGCACGATCAGCCGGAGCAGCCGTTCCAGCTCCTCGCGGACCTTGCGGTCGGCGGCGGCCCCGTAGGACGACCACTCGTCGACGAGCAGGACTGCCAGGTTGACCCGCGGGTCCTTCGCCGCCATGGCCGCCGTCAGCTTTCGCGAGCCGTGCTCCTTCGCGAGGGCGCGACGCCGGGGAATCTCCACCGTCCAGATGTGGTCGAGGATTTCAAGCAGCCGCTCCGGGTCGCCGTCCGTGTCGTACATGGCAGCGATCGGCTCGAACGGCGTGATGTCCGCGCCGGCCTTCCCGTCGCAGAGATACAGACTCACCGACGGGTCCAGGGCCGCAGCGAGGAGGAGGTCGTTGGCCGCGGCGGACTTGCCCGCGCCGGGCTCTCCACCGAACAGGCCCGACCGCTCCACCCAGGACGTCTCGACGGCCTGGCCACGGAGGTTGATGCCCATGGGGATGGGCTGCCACAGGTCGACCTGCTCGACACCGAGGAGCGGGCCGGGAACAGGCTCTCCGGTGAACGGGAGGGTCAGCGAGACCCGCAGCCGGAGACGCCCCTCGCGGTCACCAAGGGCTTGGTTCAGCTGCTGCACCGCCACGCCCAGCGCGCTGGCCACCCCGGCCTTCGCGGCCAGGGCCTTCTTCGCGGGCATCCCGGACGGGAGGTCGAACGCGACTTCCCACGCCTTGCCGTCGGCGGTCAGCGTGCAGGGCGTCAACAACTCCAGGACTTCGTCGCCGCCGATGACCTTGGCGTTCCGGTAGACCTGGTTCAGCATGCTGTCGGTGAGCTTGAGGGTGTCGCCGAACTTCGCGTCGTGGTCGGCGTATAGCTCCCCGCCGTCGGTGCGCCGGCCGAGCAGGGCGAGCGAAACGAGCGTCGCCCCCGTCGCGAGGAGCCCGCCGGGCCCGCCCATCAAGTAGTGTATAAGAGACAGGCCCTCGGCTGCGGCGACGGGGCTGAGAGCGACAGCGCCGCGGAGCGCGCGCCTGACCCGGGCCTCCTTCTTCGCCGACTTGTACTTGGACAGCGCGGTCGTCGACGCGGCGAACGACTTCTCCATCTCGGAGCGGCGCTTGTCCTTCTCCTTACCGGGGATGATCCGCTTGTCGTGCCCCCACTTCGCGTCCTTGTAGTCGTGCTGTGCCTGCTGGACCTCGCGCCGGGCAATGGCGATCTGCACTCCCTCGGTGCCCTGCACCCAGAGGAAGGTGCGGCGCAGACCGCGGAAGGTCTGGGCGCTGTGCCCGTGCTCGCCGGCCTGGCGGCGGACCCAGCGGCGGAAGGTCCGGGTGCTGTTGACGCGAGTGGTCTCGGTGCGGGCCTTCCACCCGGCGGGGGTGCGGGTCCATGCGGGAACGAGGGGGGTGTCGCCCATGGGGTCGGGGGCCGCGACGGCGGCCCGCGGGGCGGGAACCTCGGCAGCTACGACGGGCGCCGCGGCGGGAGCTGAGTGGTAGTCGTTCACGAGCCGGTCCCACTCCGGGTCGGGGGCGCTGCTCGCGGTGGTCTCGATGCTCACTGGGTGTCCTTCGGGCTGGTATTCAGGGCGGTTTGTTCCAGTCGGGCTTGCCTTCGGGCCATACGGCTGTTCGGGAGGGAGTCACCACTCACGCGGAGAGGCGGAGTTCCGCCATTGCGGCGGCGTCCGTCGGCTGGGCCGGAGACGTGTGCGACGAGATGCACTAGCCCCGCTTGCTTGCAGACGATGTCCCAGACCTCGGATGCTGCGATCAAGCCGAGGCTCGAGGTCTCCGTCCAGCCGAACTCGCGCATCTCGCTTCGGGTCAGGTACGGCGGTATGTGGAGGGAGTGGCGGATCTCGAAGAGCGCCATCTGTTCCACCTGTCGGGCGAGGGCGGGAGTGACGACTTCGAGGGACCCTGTCTCTTATACACATCTCTGATGGCGCGAGG